GCACCTAAATGAGAATATTCAGATATAGCTCTAATTTTAAATCTGTCTATGACAAATTCAATATTAGAGAATAGAATAGAGAAGTTCTTAGAATTAGTACATTTAATATACTCTAGTATATCTTGTCAAAAAGATGAATTCTTTAAAGATATATAAGATTGTATTAAATGTCTATAACTATGAGATCCTAGGGGAGATGACTTAGTAATAGGAAGAATCCTATATGAAGTCAAATCCTTAATATCCATACTTGAAAATTTTTGTAATAGATTTTTGGAATTAGATTCCAATCATCTGTTAAAATCGTCAAGATGGATTTTAGATCCACCAAAATTATCAGTAATAGTATTAAGTTTTGGATTAAAATCTACTTTGATTACTCTATATAGAGAAAACAAAGAAAGATATAATCTTATTATCTTATAACTATTATTACAAATCGAAGCTCTATCTATAGTCTTAATTATAGACGGAAGTCCAGATTTGGATAATCTAGGAAAGTTATAGTCAGGTTCAATCTCTCTCATAGATGAGAAAGGTTGGCCTGCTAACTTCTTTTGAATGCAAAGTTGAGAGGCTTTAAGGTATTTAACTGTATACACAGGACCGTGGTTTTTATTCATTTTAAGAAGAAAAACTCCGAAATTGTGTAACATTCTAAAACGGGAAGTCTCCTTAGTAGAAAGGGTTGATAGGGTAACAATACGTCATCCTAATTCCTTTAATACTAACTTCAAATGTTTTTCATTTGAAAGTGAGATCATAGATCCTGCCTTATAAACATCTGTATATAATTTCAGTTTATTGAAAAAACTTGTAGTTTTTGACATAAATTGTGTTATATATCCTTTTAAAAGGAAGTACTTAATCCGGTTCTGTTATAAAGTAACAGCACTAGTTTTTGTACCAAATGATATAAGGTAGTCCTATTCCGCTGTTCCTTTCGGGACGGCAGACCATAGGGTACCACCCGTATTAGTTAAGTTTTTACACTTAAGCACTAATACTTTAGTTTATTCAACAAATATAAGTTTTTATAGATAAGTCTATAAAACCATTATACTGGTTAAAAAGGTTTAATCACCTAGATTTCCAGAGAGACTTGAAAGAGTCTC